GAAGGGGGGCCGCCGCCATGAGCTACCTGCTCGATGCGTTGGGCTTCGTGGGCGACACGGTCGGCCGCCCCGGCGCGGCCGTTCGCGGCCTGCTCGCCGGGCGCCCCGACCAGCTGTACAACCTGCTGCCAGGCTCGGAGTCGATGGGGCTGCTCGACCCCGAGCGGAAGGTCTCGGGTCGCGACCTCAACCGCATGTACGGGTTGGCCGGTGACGAGGACACCTGGTCGAACTGGCTGGGCGGGCTGGCGACGGAGACGTTGGCGGACCCGCTCAGCATCTACGGCGTGGTCAAAGGGGCCGGCCGACTTCTCGGCGCCGGCGCCGGGGCGTCGCCGGGCCGCGCGGCCCGGCTGATGGACAAGCGGCGTGGGTTCGGCTTCGTGGAGGTGGAGCCGTCCGGCGTGCCCGGCAGGGGCACCCTCCGCGCGCCGGAGTTCACGCCGGTCGGCCGGTCGGAGCAGAAGCAGCTGGCGGTCTTGTCGACGCTGCCTGAGCTGGCCGGTGCGGCTGGCGGTTACCTGCCGGGGCTGAACGCCGGCTGGCTCAGGCGTGGCGCGTCGGCGACCACCAGGCGCCACGAGAACGTTCACGGCCTGATCGACCAGGCGGCGAAGACGGGGGACATGGCCGGCCTGCCGGCCGTCGCCCGGCCGGCCGCCTGGCTGAAGCAGGGCACGGCCCCCGGCGAGATTTCGTTCCGGTCGGGGCTGGGCGCGGTGGCGGAGGAGCTGGCGGCCCAGACGCTGGAGAAGAAGGGGCTGCTGGAGCAGCTGCGCGGGGCGGCCCGCTTCCTGTTCGACAACCCGTTCGACCCGGCCCAGCAAAGGGTGCGGCGGGTCTACGCGGACGCGTTCCGGGAGCTGTCGCCCGGCGCGGCGCGGCTGTACCAGGCGGCCGGCTACGCGCCGCACGCGCTCGGCGGGCTGGCGGCCGGCGGGCTGGGGCTTGGCGTGGCCGGGCGGCTCAACCAGGGCGTGGAGGAGGGGTGACGATGGAGCTGGACGAGGCGGCGACGAAACTGCTCGGCGAGGTGGAGGCTGCCGTCGCGGCCGAGTCCTCGCTGCGAGCGCTGCTGGCTTCCGCCGAGCTGGCGCTGGAGGGCGCCAGGGAGGAGGCCATCGGCCTGCGCGAGCGTGTGGCCCTGGCGTCGGCGGCCAGGGCGGAGGCGGAGCGGCGGTTCGCGGAGGCGGCGGTCGGCCTCAAGAAAAGGGGCGTGCCATGAGGCGGTACATCAACGGCCGCGAGGTCAGCGAGCTGGAGTTCAGGGGCGACGAGGCGGCCGCCAAGGCCCGCTTCGACGAGATGGTCCTGTCGCGCACGCCGCCGATGAGCAGCACCGACCGCGAGTTTTTGGAGGGGCATTGCAACGGCAGCCAGTTCGAGGGGCAGGACTACATCGCCGACCGCTACAGGCGTGAGGCGCTGGCGGCGGGGGTGGACCCGAAAGGCAAAGTCTACCTGGGCGGCCTGGCCCGCTACCCCGGCGACCCGGAGGCGTGGGTGTCCGGGCGAGGCGACGTGAAAAGGGTGGTCGAGTCGCGCGGGTGGGGCTGCGAGGGCAGCGTCAACGTCAAGTCGCGGCCGCTCGGTGTGGAGCGGAAGCCTGTGCCGGTGGCTGAAGACCTGGTGCGGGAGCGGGTGCTCGAACATCTGGCGTCCGTTCCGGCCGGCGAGAAGGTGGACGTGGAAGGTGTGCGGGAGAAGGTGGTGAACGAGATGAAGCCGCACTGGGAGAAGTGACATGCCAGGCCCGATCGCGGCCGACCGCGTCAAGCAGCAGACGACGACCTCCGGCACGGGCACCCTCAACCTGGAGGCGGCCGTGCCGGACGGGGCCATCTCCTTCGTGGCCGGCGTCGGCAACGCCAACACCTGCTACTACTGCATCTCCCACCTCACCGCCAACGAGTGGGAGGTGGGGATCGGGACGGTCACCGACGCGGCGACGGACACGCTGTCGCGCACGACCGTCCTGGCCAGCTCCAACGGCGGCAGCGTTGTGAACCTGAGCGCCGGGACCAAGGACGTGTTCGTGGTGGCGCCGGCCCACTACGGCCTGCCCCTGATCGCGCTGCCGACGACGCACGCCGTCAGGCGCGAGCGTGAGAACGCCCTGGTGGCGACGGTCGGCGACGCGCGGGGCACCGGCGCCTTCGACGCCCAGTCCTCGCGCACGGCCGCAAACCAGGTGGCGAGCGGCAACTACTCAGCTGTCGTCTCGGGCTTGAACAGCCGGGCCAGCAACACCGGCGCGTTCATCGGCGCCGGGCGGAACAACATCGCGTCGGCGGTTCACACGGTCGTCGGCGGCGGCCGGGCCAACACGGCGTCACAGAACTACGCGTCGGTGGTGGGCGGCTACGGCAACACGGCGGGGGGGAGCACGTACAGCTTCGTCGGCGGCGGCTCGAGCAACAGCGCCCTGGCGGCCCGCGCGGCGGTGGTGGCTGGCGCCTCCAACACGGCCTCCGGCGGCTCGTCGTTCGTCGGCGCCGGGGCGGCCAACACGGCCTCCGGCCTGTACTCGGGCGTCCCGGCGGGCCACCAGGCGACGGCGAGTAAGCGGGCGCAGCTGGCGCACGCGTCGGGGCGGTTCGCGGCCAACGGCGACGCGCAGACCTCGCAGTACGTCGTCCGGCGCCAGACGACGAACGCCACCCCGGCCGAGATGTTCCTCAACGGCAGCTCGGAGCGGATCACGCTGGCGAACGACACGACGTACGCCTTCGAGATCCTGCTGGTCGCGCGGCGGGCGGACGCCAACGACGAGTCGGCGGCGTACCGGTACGTTGGCTGTATCGACCGGAACGCCACCGCCGGCACGACGGCGCTGGTGGGGTCGGTGACGGAGACGGTGATCGCGGAGGACACGGCGGCGTGGGCGGCGGCGGTGACGGCGGACTCGACCAACGGAGCGCTGGTGATCACGGTGACGGGCGAGGGGTCGAAGACGATCAACTGGGTGGCCTTCGTTAGAACGGTGGAGGTGACCGGGTGATCCACTTCCTGGCGGGGCTTCCGCGATCCGGCTCGACCCTGCTGGCCTCGCTGTTGAGCCAGCACCCGGACCTGCACGTCACGGCCACCAACGACCTGGTGGAGCTGGTGGCGTCGGCCCGCAACTCGTGGCCGGCGTTGGACGGGTTCCGGGCGCAGGGGCTGGGGTCGGTGGCGCCGCGCGTGCGCTCGGCCATCCGGGGCCTGGTGCGGGGCTTCTACGAGGCGGAGCTGGCGGCGGGGCGTGCGGTCCTGGACAAGAACAGGGCGTGGCCGGCGTACATCGAGCTGATGGAGGACGTGCTGGGCCGGGAGGTGCGGGTCGTCTGCACGGTCAGGGACGTGCGGTCGGTGTTCGCCAGCTTCGAGCGGCTTCGCGCCGGCAGCCCGCTCACGGCGCCGCACGGGCAGGGGGATCAGTACCTGGCGGGCCAGTCGATGCGTGGGCGGGCGGAGCAGCTGCTGGGCGACGGCGGGGCGGTCGGGCTGGCGGCGCGGCGCCTGCTTGACGCCTTCGACAGGGGGCTGGCGGGGCGTCTGGTGATCGTGCCGTACTCGCACCTGACGGCCATGCCGGCGCTGGCGTGCCTACAGGTGTTCCTGGCGCTGGGTCTGAAGCCGGCGGAGGTGAACCACAAGGCGGTGAGGCACCCCAGCCCGGAGCGGGACATCGACGTGTGGGGGCTGCCGCTCCACGCGGTGGGGCCGGAGGTGGTGCATCGCGAGGACGACGGCTGGCGCTCGTCGCTGCCGGCGGGCCTGGCGGCGTGGATCGACGGCCAGTTCGGGGACATCCAGGCGCTGTCGCGGCTGGGTTCGGTGACGGGGGGTGAGTCATGCACTCGTTCAACGGGCTGAGCTTCGCGCCGATCTCGGCGTTGGCGGCGGCCGGCGGCGAGGTGCCGGGCGGGCCGGTCGCGCGGCGGCGGCATGTGGCGGGCTGGGCCGAGCCGACCTTTGAGTATTTCTGGTAACATGGCGGAATCTCGGCGGCAACAGGGGCGTTATTCACGTCTGACGGAGGGGACAGATGTCTGGCAACCGGTTCAAGGCGACGACGGCGGCGGTGGCGACGGGCACGAGCGCGAAGACGCTGCTCCAGGTCGTCGCGGCGATCAACCACAAGGCGGTGATCGACGAGATTTCCATCAGCTTCCAGGGCACGTCGAACACGGCGGCGCCAATCCTGGTGGAGATCCTCCGCCAGACGACGGCCGGCACGATGTCCTCGCTGACGGGCGTCAAAGACCCCGACGACTGGGACGAGACTCTCCAGACGACGTTCCAGCACACGGCGACGGCGGAGCCGACGGCGGGCGACGTGCTGATGCGCGAGTACGTCCACCCCCAGACGGGCTACACGTGGCAGGCGCCGTTCGGCCGGGGCGTCGCCATCGGCGGCGGCGACCGGCTGGGCGTCCGCGTCACGGCCGGCGCCGACGTGAACTCGGTGACGCGGGTGGCCGGCGAGGAGTGATGACGGCCGGAGGGCTGAGCCTTGTCCCTGCCAGCGCGAACGCGGCTCACGCGCAAGCAGCCGCACCGCCCGCTCATCCTGGCTGGGCTGGACCCGCCGGCGGGGGACAACACGCCGGCGCGGCGCCGCTTCGCGGCCGACGGCTGGCGCGCCGACGCGGCGATGGAGGAGCCTCGCGCGCGCGTGAGGCGCACGCCGGCGCGCATGCCGCCGGCGCCGTCGGCAGGGGGCGTGCCAAGGCGGCGCCAGCTGTGCGACATCGACACGTTCCTCCGCGTGTACAGCGTCGTCACGCGGAGGACGCCGCTCTCCTGGGCCGCCCCTCCTGGCGAGGGCGGCGTGCCGGAGAGGAGGGCCGTGCGGCCTCGCGGCGAGGCGGAGTCGCTGCTGCTGGCCAGGGCGTGGCGACACCCGCCGGACAAGCTCCAGCCGGTGCCAGCGAACGAGGCGGGCGGCGTGCCGGAGAGGCGGTTCTCCAGGGACTTGCACGGCGCCTTCGCCCTGTTCCGGTCCTCCAGCTGGCGCACGCCCCGGAGGTGGCCGGCGGCCGGCCAGGCTGGCAACGTGCCGCCCCGGCGCAAGCTGGTGGACCGGGACACGGACCTCCTGACGAACTTCGCCTCCGTGAGGCGCACGCCGCTCTCGTGGCAGGCGCCCGACGCGGCCGGTTCGGCGCCGGGCCGGCGGCGGGCGGGTGGCTGGCTGGGCGACTTGGCCGCGTTCCGGCCCTCCAGCTGGAGGACGCCGCGAAAGCGGCCGGCGGCCGACGCGCCGGGCAACCTGCCGGTGCGGGTGGTGGCCGGCGACAGGGCCACTCCGGTCGAGGCGCTGGTCGGCAGGGCGTACCGGACGCCAAGGCGGTTCCCCCAGTTCGCGCCGGTCGATCAGGCCGGCGGGGTGCCGATCAGGCGCGTGGCCGAAGGAGCCGGCTTCGGCCAGCTGCTGGTGGAGGCGAGGGCGTTCCGCACGCCGGACGACTACCCGGCCCTGGCGAGACAGACGATCGACTGCCCGTATCGCCCGGCCGCCTTGGACGAGAACGGGGCCGGCCTGCCGGCCCTGGTTGAGGAGAGCAGCCAGGCGCCGGCGGCCGCCCCGGACGAATCGGGCGACCTGCCGCCCTTCATCGACGAATGCCGCTAAGGAGCTACAGATGGCCCGCGTCGAGCTGATCACCTGGAGCGACCTGGTCGAGCACCTGACCGACTGGATGGGGGCCAACCCGTCCGGCGAGGCGCGGCGCGACGCCAAGCGCGCCTCGCTGTCGGCGCTCCGCGCAACGGCCAACGCGCACGGCTGGTCGTACTACCTGACGCGCGGGCGGCTGAACACGGTCGCCAGCTACGCGACGGGCACGGTGAGCTACGACCACACCGGCGGCATGTTCGAGCGCCTCGTCGCCCTGGCTTCGGGCACCTGGCCCAGCTGGGCGGCGCAGGGCACGCTGATGATCAATGACGTCACTTATGAAGTTGCGGAGCGCAAGTCGGACACTCAGATCACGCTCAGCACCAACTCGAACCCTGGCGCCGACGTCGCCAGCACGAACGCCTGGACGATCTACCGTGACACGTTCCCGTTGCCAACGAACTTCCAGTCGATGGGCGAGCTGTTCATCGCGACGCACGCCAGGCTCCTGGGCTGGGAGCACCCGAGCAGCTGGCTGGCCCGGCAGCGTGTGTACCGGGGCACGTCGATCCCTTCCACCTACACGGTGCTGGGCGAGACGAATTACCAGAACGTGCTGTCGATCGCCTTCTACCCGCCGCCCGACCAGGTGTACGCGGTGGACTACATCTACAAGCGCCACCCGCGCCCCTTGCGGGTCGAGTCGGAAATCTCTGGTAAGGTGTCGGTGGGCGTCGGCAGCACGGCGGTGACGGGCACGGGGACGGCCTTCGCCTCGTCGATGGTCGGGTCGGTGATCCGGGTGGGAGACGCCTCGACGGTGCCGACGGCGCGGTGGGGCAACGCCCCGGCGGCGGACGAGCGGCTGGTGACGGCGGTGGCCAGCGCCACGTCGCTGACGGTCGATAGCGGCTGGTCGGTGGTGGCCAACGGCGTGAAGTACGTGATCAGCGACCCGGTGGACATCCACGTCGGGAGCATGCTGACGGCCCTCTTGAGGCGGGCGGAGCTGGAGACGGGCCACGCGAGGAACAAGCGTGACCGCGCCGAGCTGGAGGTGGCCGCCCAGCGTGAGCTGCTGATGGCGAGGGAGGCGGACGCGAGGAACATGAAAGAGGAGCGGGCCGGGTCGCCGAGCTTCTGGCCGGTGCGGTTCGCGGACATGCCTTTCAACGCATCGGAGGGATGAGTGATGGACCCTAGCGCATTCGGCAACGGCGGCGCGTTCCGTGACCTTGGCTGCGTGATCGTGATCGTGGCCTTCATGATGCTCCTCCTGGGCCTGGCGATCGGCTTCGGGGTGATGCTGATCATCAACACGTTCGGGGGGTGAGTCATGGGCCAGCCGGCGCGGCAGGCGGTGCTGATCGACGACTTCCCCGGCCTGGCCACGAAGCCGGACAGCCTGGACATCCCGCCGGGAGCTGCTGTTTTCCAAGAGAACATGGCCTCCAGCTACCAGGGCGAGCTGCGCTCACGGAACGGGCTGGACCGGGTGGCGTTCGAGGAGGAGTGATGATCCGCAAGGCGGTGCGGCTGGAGCTGAACGAGGAGCAGTACGCCGAGCTGAGCCGGTTCGTCGCCGAGATCGACGGCGAGATCGGCGAGTACGTGGCGGCCGGCAAAGACCCGTACCCGGTGGTGCTGGAGGTCGTGGCCGGCGACGCGAAGTTGGAGGCGTTCTGATGACGCTGCAAGAGGCATACGACCGCTTCCGCGCGACGTGCTTATGGTCGTACCGGAAAGACCTGAAGGTTGACGAATCGCACCGCGATTGGATCATCCGGATGCTGCGCACATTCGGCGGCCGTGAGGGGATCGAGGCGGCCGCCGAGCTGAGAAGGGGTGGCGAATGTTCCAGGGCTTCGTAAACCAGGGCGACGCCTTCCCCGTGCTGGTGCTGGTCACCAACAGCTCGGGCACGCCCGTCAACCTCGACTCCCTGCCGACCTACCGCGTCTACGGCCCCGACGGGCTGGTGGCCGGGCAGACGGGCAGCGCCAGCTTCCGCGACTCCGGCTCGGTGACTGGCGCGACCAACGGAAGCCCGATCGTCGTCACGAGCGCGTCGCACGGGCTGCAGACTGGCGACCGGGTGACGATCTCTGGCGTGCTGGGCAACACGGCTGCCAACGGCACGTTCACGATCACCAGGCTGAGCGCCGACACGTTCTCGCTAGACGGCTCGACGGGCAACGGGGCGTACACGTCGGGCGGCACCTGGAACGTGACGGGACTCTACGTCGTGTCCCTCACCTGCTCGTCGGGCAACGGGTACGAGGCGGGGGCGACTTATGAGGTGCTGGTGCAAGGAAAAATCAGCACGATTTCTTACGCGCAGCTGGTGAGCTTCGGGGTCACTTGAGCCAAGGGCACTAACGGGCGGGCGCCTGGGCCGCGAGGCCATCAGGCTAGTAACTCCACATTGGCCTGTCCCGGACAGGGCGCGGCTACGCCGAGCTTTGTGCCCGGATTCTGCTGTGTCGAAACGTCGCCATATGTTGGCAATGACCGATGGAATGACACGGGGGTGGTGATGGGGCAGGCGATGCTGGCGTTTAGTGATGACGGCGGGTGGCTGACTGAGCGCGCGGAGATTGTGCGTGTTGCCAATGAAAAGGCGCTGGCCTTTGCCAGGGAGGAGCGAGAGAAAAAAAGGGCGGCGACAATACCATTTAAGCGGCCCTGGGCCAGCGACAAGCGTGGTAAGGGCCGAATTAGTCGCGGCGGTGACGGGCATCGTACTAGCTACTACTTTCTGTTGTATATGTCGTGGTTCAACATGCATAATCGTTGCTACGACCCCAATCACAACCGCTTCAGTCGATACGGCGGCAGACCAGGTAGGGGTATCAAAATTTGTGATGCTTGGTACTGCAACTACGACAAGTTCAAGGCGCATTGGTCTAGGCTGGGTTGGCGGCCAGGCATGAGGATTGGTCGCATTGACCATAATGGCGATTACTCGCCAGAAAATTGCCAGCTGGAGACGGCGGAAGAGAGCAGTCGTAACACGACGGCGCTGCGCGACAAAGAGATCGTCCGGCTGAAGCGGCGGCTTCTACGGGCGCGGAGGAAGTATCGTGAGCTATCTCGGTCGCTACCAGCTGGGCCAGGAGGTGACGTTCCGGCCGCACGCTCTCAGCTCATCTGGTCAGCCACAATTACCGGACTCAGCCCCGAGATTCGCCGCCTACCTTGGCTCTACCCAGTCATCGAGCGGGCGGACACCTTCGCTCGACAGGACGCTCATAACCGGCCTGTTCGAGGGCAAGATCCTGCTGGACGAGGCATTCTCGGCCGGCCAGTACACCGTGCTGGTGACCTGGGCCGTTAGCGGCGTGCAGAAGGCCGCCCTGTTCACCTTCACGGTGCTGCCCGGCGCCGGCCCGACCGGCCAGGTCACCGCGATGTTCAGCTATCCTCGCCCCCAGGCGAACCACATCGTGCAGGCTCGCAGCACCGGGCGCATCTACAAGGGCAGGAACCCAAGGGGGAGCTGATGGAACAGCTGGATGTGATTGGCGCGTTCTACCTCGAAGCCTTCGACGTTGACGGTAATAGGCTCTGGGGCGTGACCGTCCTTAACGCCCCGGTTGCGCAGGGCCTCACCGACCTGTTGTCGGTGAACTTCAACGCCGGCACTCAGAAGACGCAATGGTTTTGCGGACTGATCGACAACACCGGCTTCACGGCGCTGGCCAGCTCGGACACCCTCTCCAGCCACGCCGGCTGGGCGGAGCTGACGAGCTACGGCGGCAACCGCCCGCAATGGGCGCCGCTCACGGCCAACGGCGCGCTGATCGCCAACGCGACGGCGATGGAGTTCGTCTTCAACGCCAGCTGCACGGTGCGCGGCATCTTCATCTGCTCGGTGAGTTCCGGCACTGGCGGCCTTTTGTGGTCCACCGCGCGGCTGTCGGCGGCGCGGTCGTTCCAGGCGGGGCAGTCGCTCCGGGTCACCTACACGCTGCGCGCGGCTGGGGGTAGCGGATGAGGCGGAGGCGCACGCTGCCGTCGCTGCCGTGCCCCCAGACGGCCCCGGCCGCCCAGGAGCTGCCGCCTCACGGCGGGCGCGTGAGGCGGCCGGCCTCGCTGGCGATCTTCCACGCCGGCGTGATCGAGAACGTGACGGACACTTTGATCTTGCGCGAGCGGTTCAGCCTGCCGGGCGGGCCGCTCGTGACGGACAGGTACAGGAGGTGACGTGTGTCGCCAGACGGGGCTTTTTGGGGCGGCCAAGGAGGAGGCAAGCCGTGATGACGTTCACCGCCGACGACTTGGTGCTGGCTTACGTCATCGGCTCCTTCTCCGGCGTGGCGTTCTGGTTCTTCATCAAGTTGCTGCTGGACGTGGAGCGCGGCCGGGAGGACTGACGTGGAGCACTTCGCGCAGAGCGCCGACGGCCTGCTCTTCGCCGTCAACGGCATCGACCCGCCAATCGTCTGGGACGGCCTGGCCGACCAGATGGACGTGGCCGGCTTGGTCGCGCCCAGCTCGGCGCTAACTCTCTCCGGCGCAGGCTCGGGTAGTATCACGGGCACCTACTACGCCTACACACGCTTCGTGGACCGCTTCGGCAACGTCAGCAACCTGTCGCCGTTGGCTGGGCCGGTGACCATCACCGCCAGGGGCGAGGTGGCCTACGCCAACGTCCCGGTGCCGAGCGAGAGCAAGGTGACGTTGCGGCAGATCTTGCGCAACACGGCGGGCCAGGCGCAGGTGTTCTATGTCGACGTCGAGACGGACGACCTGACGAGCACCAGCTTTAGCAGCACGAACACGGACACCTTCCTCCAGGCGAACGAGGCCGTAGCCCTTTACGACAGCGAGGGGCTGCCGATCGCCAACCGCAACGACCCGCCGCCCAGCGACAAGTCGGTGATCGCGGCGCACCTGGACCGGATGTTCCTGGCGGGCGAGGAGGTCTACCGCGACGGCTCGGTGGTCGTCACGCTGGGTAGCAAGACCGTCACGGGCGTCGGCACGGAGTGGCCAAGCACGCTGGCCGGCCGGTTCTTGTGGGTCTCCGGGGCTGACAGAGCCTATGAGATCGACTCCGTCGATGCCGTTTCTCAGACCATCACACTCCTGGAGGAGTACGCCTCGCCCACCGCCGCGTACCAGCCGTACGGCATCAGGCCGCCGCTCGCGCAAAGGCGGCTGGTGGCCTTCAGCGAGCCTGGGCTGCCCGAAGCGTGGCCGCCCACCAACGCGCTGTCCGTCCAGGAGGACGGCGACGACGTGGTGGGCCTCATGCCGATGGGCAGCTTCCTGTACATCCTGGAGCGGCGCCACGTCTACCGTCTGACGTTCCAGCAAGACCCCCTTGACGACGGCTACGTGTTTTTGTCCTGCAACCGGGGCTGCGTCAACGGGCGGTGCTTCGCGGTCGTGGACGAGGCGGCCTACCTGCTCGACGAGGCGGGGATCTACCAGTTCTCTGGCTCACGCCAGGTCGAACCGGTGTCGGCGCCAATCCAGGATCTTTTCGACCCCACCAACGCCAGGGCGCGCTACCGCCTCCGCTTCGAGTCCGCGAAGTGGTGGCACTGCGTCTACGACCCCGGCCTCCAGGTGGTGCGGTGGTTCGTCACCCTGGCCGGCACGGGCGTGCCGCGCCACGCGCTGGCGATGGACATCGCCACGAGGCGGTGGTGGGTGGAGGAGTATCCCGTCCCGGTCGGCGCCAGCTGCGTCGGCCTCCTCGACGGCGAGCGGCGGGTGTTCCTGGGCGGGCCTGGCGGGCAGGTCTACCTGCTCGGCCCCGGCTCCCTGGACATGGTGGACGGGCGTCGCGGCAAGGTGCGCGGGCTGGTCACCTCCGCCACGCCGACCAGCCTGTCGGACTCGGCGGGGCGCTTCGGCGACGACCTCGCGGGCGCGCCGGTCGCCATCGTCACCGGGAGGGGGCGCGGGCAATGGCGCGTGGTCGTCCAGGCCGGCGCGGCCCGGCTGGACGTCGACCGCCCCTGGTCGGTCGAGCCGGACGGGACGAGCACCTACCAGGTGGGCGGGGTCAGGTGGCGCTACCGCACGGGCTGGTTCCGGTGGGCGCCGGCGGAGGTGGAGGGGCCGCGCCGGATCGAGGTTCTGTTCGAGCCGTCGCCCAGCGAGCAGGCCCTGCTCGCGTACTTCTACGCCGACCGCTCGGGCGACCCGGTGGTGTGGCAGGCGACCTACGCCGGCGCCGAGCTGAACAGCCTTGGCACGGAGCGGGGCGACGCGGCCATGACGGGCGACCTGTCCGCGACGGGGGGCTGGATGCAGCGCCGCATGGACGGGCACAAGGAGCTGTACATCGACGGGCAGCGACTGTTCAGCTGGGAGTTCGAGGGCGTGACAAACATCGACCCGGCCGTCATCTACCAGGTGACGCTGGACGGGGCGACGGGGGGGCGTGGCTGATGATGGCTGGCGAGGCGAGGAGGCTGGCGGCCAAGGTGAAGGCGCGGGGCGACCTGCCGAAGGTCTTCGATGTCATCCGCAAGGCGGCGGAGGGCGGGGCGCTCAAGGTCATATTCACCATGGCCGAGCTGAACGAGATCCAGGCCGAGATACTGAAGGCGGAGTTCGGCTACAAGGTGGTGCCGTCGTACAAGGAGAACACCGACCCGATGCGGTCCGACCGCCAGAACGGCTGGGTCGTGAGCTGGGAGAAGTAATGGGCATCTTCCGCAAGCAGTCGATCCGCCTCCTGCGCGAGAGGTGGGGCGGCGTGAACGAGGCGATGGAGGAGCTGTACGCCATCCTCAACAGCGACGAGCCGTTGGAGATCGACGGCCCCGTCACCATCAACAACAGCACCGGCCGCGCGCCGCTCACGATCAACCAGTTCGGCGGCGACGGCGGCGTCGTGAACATCAACCGGCGCGACGAGCCGCCCGTGCAGCCCCCGGGCTTCCCGCCGCTCGACTTCGGCGGCCCCGGCAACTTCACCATCACGATCATCAACCAGTTCGGCGGCGTAGAGACGGGCACGAGCAACGACGGCACGCCGCCCAGGCCCCAGCCGGAGCAGCAGGGCGGCGGCGGCTTTCCTGGCCGGGTAATCTCGGGCGAAGGCAGCACCTACCAGGTGGCTGTCTACGAGAGCGGGCTGGCCCAGGCGCCGGTGACCCGAACGGTGACGCAGCTCCAGATCGCCAGCGACGCCACCGTCCCTGCCGGCACCTGGGCGCTCGTCGGCAAGGCCGGCAACTCTTACTTCATGCAGGTGGCGACGTGGCTCATGGACGAGCCGCCGTGAGGTGGGCATATGACGGTGCGCATCCGCAAGGGCTACCCGATCCAGCTGCCGCCGTACAGGTGGGGCGGCGAGGCGGCGACGTGGGCGGGGAAGATCATCTCGGCGGCGAACAAAGACCTGCCGATCGCTTACCTGCGCGCTCATTTGCAGGAGCTGGGCCTGTCGCTGCACTACGTCAGCCCCAACGCGGCCGGCGCCGGCGCCCCCCTGTGTGTGCCCTGCGTGCTGTTCGGCGGCGAGCCGTCTCTGATCTCGTCGCTGGAGGGCGAGCTGAAACAGCGTGCCGACAGGCTGGGTCTCATCCATGCGTCGAGCCTCATCCCGCCCTTCCGGGGCGGCGGCTCGTACGCCGCCGACATGCTCTACGGGGTGCCGGTCCAGTACGCCGAGATGGACGCCGAAGCGCTCGACCCGCCGACGTATCTGGGCGGCCGGGTGCTCACGCTGGTGAACGGCGCGTTCGTGGGCGGCGGCTACCTCGACACGGAGGGGGTGTTCGACTTCGAATACGCCGCGCAGCCTGGCAGTCAAGCGGTGTGCGAAAGCTTGGATCCGACGTTCTCCGCCGGCACGGAGGCGGTGCTAACGTCCAGCCCCACGTCGCTGGCGATCGACCTGGTGAACAACGGCCCGATCGGTGACAGGATCGCCGACGACGGGGAGCTGCTCGAACGGGCGGCGCGGCGGTTCGACAAGTTTCAGATCTGGTTCGAGACGAACGGCGAGGCCGGCCCGGCCGTTTACCGCGTGCGTGTCTCGTGCTTCGAAGGCTCCATCGGCGAGAACGTTGCGGTTGACACTGACGAGGAGGGGCAGGTGTCAACCGTCGCGTACACCACCAATGCCAACGCGGCCGCCGACCAGGTCATCTCGGGAATGGGCGGGTACGGCGCGCGGGTGGCCTGGCCCCCGTCGGTTGAGACGATCCTTGCGTACTTCGAATCTCCTTGAGTTGCATCTGAAGTGCCATTTTGCTACAATTGAACTTCAGTCCTGTTGCTACGGGTGACGTATGACGCAGACCAGGATCACCAGCAACGTCAACTACGCCGGCCTGCGCGCCAGGCCGGCCGGCGCCCCTTACGGGTCCGCGCTGGGCAACGCCTTCCGCTCGCAGATGCCGGAGCAGCAGGGGCCGTTCCAGTCCGGCTGGGGCGGCCAGTCGCCGGGCGGCTACCAGCAGGGGCCGTTCCAGTCCGGCTGGGGCGGCCAGTCGCCGGGCGGCTACCAGCAGGGGCCGTTCCAGTCCGGCTGGGGCGGCCGGCCGGAGTTCGCTACTGACCAGCAGCTGGAGAGTTATCGGGACCAGCCTGTCGGAAGGGGTGCTTTGAGCCAGGCGTTGGACCAGGGCTACCAAGGCTTTCGGCCGGCGCCAGTCAAGCAGAAAACCGACGATGAGATCTATCGCGACGAGATGGCAGCTTGGACTGCTAAGCAGTATCGAGACCAGAATGAACGTAAGCACAAGGAAGCTGTGAGAAATGAGCTGGCGCGACAGAGAGCGGATGAAGACCTGGCAGAGTTTAAGTATTCACTCTGGTGGCAGAGTCTCAAAGATCGCGGCCATGATGTATCAAAGCTGAAGGCGCCAAGAGTTTACAAAAGTTTTCACGCGGCATGAAAGCGCTAATAGTTCATCAGCATTAAAAGTGGGTTAGTTCTTATGCGTGAGGTGAGGAATGTCTATCCGTGACCAGGGCTTTGGTTTGAACTACAACCGGGGCTTCGGGAGCGGCAACTACATCCCCGGCGCCAGTATGTCGCCGGTGTTCCAGGCGCAGCAAGGCGCGGCTGACGCGCTGAACAGCCGCCGGTTGGCGCAGCAGCAGTTCGGCTTCCAGCGCCAGCTCCAGGGCGACCTGCTGGGGCAGCGCGAGCGGGAGAGCCAGCGCGACTACGACTCCCGGCTACAAGGCTACGCCGCCCAGACGAACCAGGCGCACATCGCGGCGGCGGCGTCGCGCTACCCGCACGAGCTGAAGCAGCAGCGATGGAGCCAGGTGTGGCCCTGGGCGCAGAACTTGATCACCTCCGCCGGCGGCCAGGGCGAGGGCGGCTACTTCGGCGGAGGCCCCGTCGGGACGGTGGGCAACATCTCCGACGCGCCGGTGTACAGCCAGCAGCGCGTCCAGGAGCAGGTGAACCTCCAGCGCGCCGGCAACGACGCCCAGGCGGCCAGCCGCAACCAGCAGCTGTCTCGCGAGCTGGCCGGTCGCGGCTACGGCTCGCGGTCGCCGCTCGCGATGGCCCTCCAGCAAGCTAACCTGAACCAGGCGATGGGCGCCAACACGGCCGGTGAGACGCAGCTCCGCTTCGACGCGGCCAGGGCCAACGCCGAGCAGGTGCTGGAGGGGCAGAAGGCCCGCGAGGTGCAGCGCTCGAACCTGAACCAGGAGGACATCGCCAGGGGGCAGCAGCAGCGCACCTTCCTGACGAACCTCCTCAACGGCATCTGGGGCGCCATCTGAAAGGTGATCCGTGTACTACGACCCGCAAGCCGACGGCCGGCAGCCCGCCAGGCCACCCGTCAGGGTCCAGGGCCGCGCGCGCCGGGTGCGCATCGACGCCGGCGGCAAGGTGAAGGATGAGCAGGGCCGCGAGGTGGCGCCGGACCAGCTGAGCGAGGACGAGAAGCGCGACCTGGCCGCCGGCGGCAGCTGGTCGGGCGCGCCGGCGCAGGGCGGGCGGCCGGCCGACCCCGTCGCTGAAGCGGGCTACCGCATGCTGGAAGACTTCGCCCGCGAGGAGGAGGCGAAGGAGGCGCGGCAGAACGAGTCGTGGCGGACGCTGACGCGGGGCCGCCAGGCGGCCGGCGTCTTCGGGAGCCGGGCGGAGGCGGAGGCGGCCGACGCCCGCGAAGCGGCCACGAACGACCCCGTCGGCGGCGTTCGCTGGGGCGCCGGGGTGCGACAGGTGGGCGACAGGTTCGCCGTCGGCGAGGCCGCTTATGATCGCGCCCTTGCCGGCAGCGACAACGCGGCGGACCAGCTGGCCTTCGTCCGGCGGACCATGCCCCAGCTGTACAACCGGGCGGTCTACGGGCCGCACGGCCCGCAAGGGGGCCAGGCGCCCGACCAGCAGCTGATGGCGTCGCTGATGGGCCAGGCGCAGCAGGCGGCTCAGGGCATCTTCCAGGGCGACACCGCTCGCGGCGCGGCCGGCGTCCAGGAGTACGGCGAGAAGGTCACGAAGCCGGCCGAGCGGGAGCTTCAGGCCGGCGAGGCGCGGCTGGCGCGGGAGCACCAGGCCAGGCAGGGAGACCTTGGCCGCCAGCACGACAGGGAGATGGCCCAGCTTCAGGCGTCCCTGGCCCGCAAGGCGAGCAACCGCACCGCCGTCAACCAGGCCGTCGCCCGCGCCCTGGAGCAGGGCAAAGACGTGAACACCGCGATCGCGATGGGCCAGGCGACGAATGAGGCGATCGCGGCAGGGGACAACCTGTACGACGCGGCTCGCGGCCAGGGGGCGGCCCCCGTGCGCGTCGACACGCCGGCCCCGCAACTTGTGATGGAGCGGAGGCCGGACGGCTCTTTGGTGCAACCGGAGCAGCCGGCCGCCGGGGCGCCTGGCGGGCCGGCGGCCGGGGCGCCTGGCGGGCCGGCGGCCGGGGCGCCTGGCGGGCCGGCCGCCGAAGCCTTGAAGCGTGCGCGGGATATTGAAGCGTTGAGCCAGCGCCTTGGCTTCGCGCCTGCCGCCGCCGGCGGCAAGCCCGGCACGTTCAACGTGAACGTGCTGGCGGAGGCGCTGTCGCAAAACCCGTCGCTGGCGTCCGACCCGGCGGTCGTCGCCATGCTGGCCAGGGGCGGCGGCGGCAAGACGCCCCAGCAGATCCGTGAGGCGATCCTTGGCGCGTGGCGCCGGCGGGCGGCTGACCTGCTCCAGGCGGAGGACAGCTACGACCGTCCCGTCAGGCGGGTCACCTTAGGCGGGCTGACCTACGATAAGACCGATAACGATAGGACGACCAGGGTGGTGATGCCGGGCGGGAGGGTGGTCGCCACGAGCAAGGCCCCTTTCGGTGCGGTCAGCCGGTGGATCTCGGGCGAGTCTAGCCCGCTCCCGTTCTTCAGCCGCGAGTCGCGGGTCAGGTCGAGAGGCGAGGCGTCGGCGCTTGGCGACTTGCTCCGCGCCTTGGAAGCCGCCGGAGGAGGTGATCGTTGAGGAAGACTACGTCGGCGCTTGTCATGGCCTGGCTCGTGGCCGCCTGCTCGCTGCTCGCGGCCCCCGTGCCCAGGGCCAAGGAGAAGAAGCGCCCGCCGGTCGCGGGCGCCTGGGTGGCCTACTGGAACAGGCAGCCCTGGCAGACGCTGATGCTCGATTGCGGGGGCTATTTCGCCGAGCGGGCGGACCCGGAGGGTGTGCTCCGCTACGAGGGCGAGTGGTCGCTGAAGGGCGACGAGCTGGTGATCAGGGAGCGGACGGTGGCTGCCGACGGCCTGCGCGGCTTCTGGTTCACCTACCGTTTCACGCTGAAGCCGGGCAAGCTGGAGGCGGCCGACGGGACGTTCAAGCTGGCGAAGGAGTGACCTATGCTAGCGGCTCTCGGGGCGGGTGGCGGCAGCTTTCTGGGCAGCGCGCTGGGCCAGGCGTCCGACGTGCTGTCGGCCCCTCGCCGCGCGCTCTGGTCGGCGTTGGGCCAGCCGGAGACGGGCGCCGAGCTGGTGGAGAAGTACCGCCTGGCCGACTCGCAGTCGGCGCTCGGCCAGGCGCTGGGGCTGGGCGCCGAGCTGATCTTCGACCCGTTGGCGCTGGCCGGCACGGTCGGCGGCGGGCTGCTGGGGCGTGGGTACTCGGCCGCCATGAGGCGTGGCGCGCAGCTGGAGGACCAGGCCAACCGGCTGCTGGGCGCCCGCACGATGGGGAACGCCGCTTTGGCGGAAGGCAACGCCCTGGCGCAGGAGGCGAGGGCGGCGCTGCCGGGCGTCGCGGCCGACGTGGGCCGCGCGGACCTCGCCGGCATGGCGGCCGGCGGCGAGAAGGTCTTCAAGCAGGCCAGCCCGTCGGTGATCCAGGCGTTCGAGGAGGCCGGGCTGGGCGTGGGCACGCCGGGGGGCGGGCTGAAGCTCTTCGGCCGCCAGCTGCCGCAAGGGAGCGAGCTTCGCCCGGTGTTCAGCGAGACGGGCGAGCTGACGAAGGCCGGCAAGGCCAAGAAGGTGATGCAAGGGCGGGCGCCGGCGATCGGCGATGAGGGCGTGCCGTCCCTCATGCCCGGGGAGCGCGAGTTCCTGATGAGCGAGGCGGCCGCCGGGCGGCTGCCGGCGACGCCGGAAGAGATCGCCCGGGCGCTGGCGATGCAGCGCGGCTCGGCCGGCCTGCCGCAAGGGACGCTGGGCCAGGCGGTGCCGGAGGCGATGTCCTTGCCGATGGGCCAGATGCCGATGCGCGAGGGCCTCCGGGAGATCGACCGCGTGCTGCCCGGCCTGATGCGGCGGCTGGCGCGCTACGAGCTGACGCCGTTGGACCTGGGCCTCGTCGGCGCAGGCGGGGCCGGCGCGTTGGGGCTGGGCGCGTACCTGGGCGGGAGGTGAGCGATGGACTGGTCTCTCGGCGGGCGGGCGATCGGCGGCGCCGGCGGCGGCTTCTTGGGCCAGCTCGGCGAATTGGCGGGCATCCCCCGCCGCGCGCTGGTGACGGCCCTGATGGCCGGCCTCGACCAGCTCGGCTGGGGCCAGGCGGCCCGGCCCATGCCGGGCAGCGAGGCGGCCCTGATGCCCGGCAGCCAGGCGACGCCGCGCCAGCTGGCGACGGGCATGGCCGGCATGATGGGCATGGCCGGCGGCGGCCTGCCGGGCGCCGGCGCGGGCGACGCCGTCTCGGCCGGGCTGCTGGCCGCCGGGCCGGGCCGGGTGATGCCGACGACGGCGCCGATCGGCCCGGAAGACGTGGCCTGGCCGGCGGAGCCGCTACCGGAGCTGGCGCCCCAGCAGGAGCGTAGCGTTCTGTCCGCCATCCTCTCGGGTGGCGGTTACGACACGGGCGACCTCTTCTCCCGGTTCGGCTACGGCGACAGCGCCGCCCGCGACGCCATCGTCGGCATGGCCATCGACCCGCTCAGCTGGGGCGGCGCGCTAGCCGGCGGGCTGGCCGGCCGCCGCCTCGCCGGGCCTGGTGTGACCGGCGGCTCCAGGCTGGATGACCTGGCGGCGGCGGCCGGTCGCCGACCGGCCGCCGTCACGCCGCCGCCGCCGGCCTATGTCCCGGGCGGGCCGGCGCCGCCCATTTATGGCGGGCATGCCCCCGGCAGCAGGGCGCTGGAGTCGGAGAGGTTCCTTGGCGGCCAGGCGCGCTCGCCCCTCGCGGCCGCCATGTCGCCGGCGGCCGACGACCCGGTGCAGATCTTGAGCCAGATGCCGGCGGAGTACGCGATGAGGCGGGCGACTACGGGCATGGCGGTGAACCCGGCCTTCCTCGACGAGGCTTCGGCCGTGAGCATGGCCGGGTACAGGCCGGAGATGATCGAGGCCATGCCGGGCATCGAACAGCTGGCCCTGAGCGGCGGGCGGCTGGGCCAGCCCATCCCCGGCATCGCGAGGCGGTACAAGGTTATCGACCCGGCCCTGGAGGAGGCGCTTGCCGGCTACGGCTGGATGAGCTACGCGGAGCGGGCCGGCGGCCGGCTGTCGGGCACGCTGAACTACGGCCCCGGCCAGCTGCCGCCGTTCGCCGCCGTTCGCGGCGGCGGCGTCCGCCCGGCAGGCCCCGTGCCGCCGGTGCCGTTGTCGGACGCCGACATGCTCGCCTCGCAGGCGGCGCTCCCGCCGATGTTCTCGCCGGTCACCTCCCCGGCCGTGCCCTACCAGCTGGCCGGCCCGCCCACCAGAGAAGCGGTGGCCAGGGCGATGGCGCAGGAGTCGCTCCGGCGGCTCCGGTCTAGCGCCGGGGTTGGCGCCGCCGAGCGGCAGGCCATGCTGGAGCGGCTGCTGGCGCTAGAGGCGCAATCGATCGGCCCTAACATCGACTGGGTGCAAAGGCTTTGATCTACTTCATCCAGGCCGGCGAGGGCGGGCCGGTCAAGATCGGCTACACGGAGAACCCCGTAGACGCGAGGCTTGCCACCCTCCAGACGGGCGCCCACGAGAAGCTTACCCTCCTCACCTGTCTGCCGGGGGGCATGGCCGTCGAGCGATGGCTCCACACGGCACTGTCGCACCTCCGTGTTCGTGGCGAGTGGTTCCGCCCGGACGGCGAGCTGGCGGTGTTGCTCAGGTGGCGCACGGCGGCCGCGAGCGGGAATGAAGAGGCCGCTTACCAGCGCCTCGAGCATCTGTGCTCGGTGTGGCCTAAGCTGAGCGGCGACGCTCGTGAAGCGGCCCTGCTGATGTTGAACTATCACAGCCGGATGCTAGGCGAGGAGGCGGGGTGATGTGGACCTACGACGACTTCATGGACCCCGCCGGCGCCTTGCAGCGCCTCGCCTTCGGCCAGGCTCAGCAGCCCCTGCTCGGCCAGCCGAAGCCGGAGCTGCCGCCGCTCACGCCCGAGCGGGAGGAGTCGATGCTCGCGCGCATCTCCGGCGCCGGCCTGGGCGGGCTGGGCTACGTCGGCAGCGTGCTGGAGAAGACGCTGGGCGGGCGGGCCGTGCGCGGCCTCCTGGGCGGCAAGCCGCGTGAGCTGCTCAGCGTCCTGCCCGGCAGCGACCTGGCGGGGATCACCAAAGAGGAGGACCGCGTCTCGGGGCGCGACCTGCTGCGCAACTGGGGGGCGATCGGCCAGGACGACAACTGGGGGAACTTCGCCGGCGGGCTGGCCCTGGAGATGGCCCTGGACCCGTCGATGTACCTGACGTTCGGGGCGGGGGCCTTGAGTAAGGCTGGGCAGGTGGCGCAGAAGATCGGCCGAGCGCCGAAGGGGGCGAGCGCGAGGGTTGGCGGCAACTTGCGGTCGGTGCTGGCGGCCGAGCCGGGCTTGCAGCAGGCGGCCGAGACGGCGGCCGGCGGCTCGGCCCAGCTGGCCGGCATGCTCGACGCCCCGCTCGGCGGCCTGTTCGGCGTTAAGGTGCCGTTCACCGGGTGGCAGGCGAACATCGGCGAGGGCGCGTCCGGCCTGGCGGCCCTCGACGCGGCCGGGCGCGCGGGCCGGGCCGTCGCCGGCGCCCACCGCTACCTGGACAAGCTGCCCTACGGCGGCAGCTACCTGTACAACACGCTCACTCTGGGCGCCCCGAAGGCGATGGAGTACCTGCCCGGTGCCGCCCGGTGGCTCGGCCGCCACGCCCGCGCGCTGCTGGACTCTCGGGTCAAGGGGTCGACCAGCGAGCTGGGCCAGGAAATCATGCTGTCGGGCGACAAGGCGCTGAAGGAAGCGCAAGGGGCGGCCAACTTCCGCCTGCTCACCCAGACCGACGAGCTGAAGCGGCTGGGCCTGGAGGGCGACGACCTCGCCCGCGCCGTCGAAGGGTACACGACGCCGGTCAACGCGCGGGCGAGGGAGCTGGTGGGGGAGCTGCAAGGTGACCTGGCCGCCCGGCGGCAGGGCCTCGTCGAGCGTGGCGTGGACGTGGGCGACTTCCGCGACCCGTACACGGTAAGCGGCGGCGGCTACCTGCCGCGCCAGCTGACGCCGGCCCAGCGCGTGCCTGGCGCGGGCGAATCGACGGCGGCGTTGAAGGCGACCGACCCGCGACTGATGACCGGCCGCGAGGAAATCCTGCTGGGCTTCAACGAGGGCCGGGCTGGCGTCAACCGGATGTCCAGGGACGCCCTGGCGTATAATGGCACGCCCATGGAGCGTGCCGCGCACATCCGGGAGAACTACCTGTCGGACCCGGCGGCGGTCGCCCAGGCGATGCTGGCGAGGGGCGAGATCGACGCCAGCCAGCTGGCGGCGACGACGGCCGAGCTGGCGAAGCGGCAGAATAAACAGGCGCGGGCGTTGGTGGACTGGCTGGACGGCCTGGGGCCGGAGTACCGGCAGGGGGCCGGGACGGACAAGGCGCTGAGCGCGTTCGGCCACGACCCGATCGCGGACCTCATGGGCTACCACCAGCGAGCGATCGACCTCCAGTTCAAGGCCGACGCGGCCCACCAGCTGCTGGCCAAGACGGCGTTCGAGCGGGGCGCGGGCGCCCTGCCGGAAGGGGCCGCGCCGTTGACGTCGGCCCTCCAAAAGGCCGGCCTGATGAGCGGCCGTGTGAGCGAGGCCAACGCGGCGAGCGAGGCGATGGCCCTGGCCGGCTACAACAAGGCCCAGCAGGCGCTCGGGCCGGCGCGGCCGGTCACGTCGCTGGCCGACCTTTACGTCGGCCCGGAGTCGATGGCCGAGATCGGCCGGTACATGCGCCCCTTCAGCAGCCCCGAAGCGGCCCACCCTTTCCTGCGCGCCTACGACTGGTTCACGAACCTCTTCAAGACCTACGTCACCGCCCCGTTCCCCGGCTTCCAGGTGCGCAACCTGACGAGCGGCCAGCTGGCCAACGTCGGCGAGGCCGGCGCGGGCGTGCTGGGCCATGTGCCAGGCGCCAAACGGATACTGGCCGGCGAGGCTTACGAGGGCCTGGAAAACCTGCCCATCTTCGCCGGGCGCAACCTGACGGCGAGGGAGGCCACCGACGAGGTGGCGCGGCTCTACGCGGCCTACGGGGCGAGCGGCCACCCGGGCGGCCACGCGCGCGACATCGTCGGGGCGGCCGGCGGGCGTGTCGAGCTGCCGCGCGCGATGGACGACGTGCTTGCGACGATCCCCGGCCGGCAGCCGGCGACGGTCCGGGGGGCCGCCAGTAAGTACCTGGGCCTGGAAGGCGACGCCAGCCTCAACCCTCTCCAGGCGCTCAATATTCAGGGGGTCAACAGCAGCGTCGACAAGTTCGCCCCGGTCGCCGGCGGCCGCGCGATGGGCGAGGTGGTCGAGGGCGTCAACCGGCTGCCGCTCTTCATCAAGAGCCTGGAGGAGGGCTACACGCCGGCGGAGGCGGCCGCGCGCGTCCTGCGTACGCAGTATAACTACGCGCCGTCGTCCTTGACGCCGTTCGAGCAATCGTGGATGAAGCGGCTAGTCCCTTTTTATTCTTTCCAGAGAGGCAACATCCCGGCGGTGCTCAACCAGCTGGCGACCAACCCCGGCGGCCTGGCCGGCGTGTCGGCCAAGGCGGCCCTCAACGCCCGCCAGCAGCCGGGCACGTTCCTGCCGGCGTACATGGGCGAGGGGCTGGCGGTGCCGATCGGCGAGATGACGCCGGAGGGGCGGCAGCGCTACCTGACAAAGGTGGACACCCCGGCGGAGGCCGCGTTCGAGATGATCAAGGGCACGCCCCGGCAGACGCTCATGGGCTTGCTGGGCCAGCTGAACCCGCTCATCAAGGGGCCGCTCGAATACGCCTCCGACCGGCAGTTCTTCTCCGGCCGCGAGCTGGGCGATCTGTACTCCATGACCGGCAACCAGCTGCTGGACCACCTGATCGCCAACTCGCCGTTGGCCCGCGCCGGCAGCACCGTGCGGACGGTCACCGACCCGGACAAGTGGACGAACCTCTATGGCGTCCCGCTCAACCTGCTCACGGGCGCCAGGGTGACCGACGTGGACATCCCCAAGTACCGGAACATCGCCCAGCGTGAGCACATCAAGAGCGTGCTCCGGGGCCTGCCGGCGGTGGGCAAGTTCGAGAGCCTGTACGTCCGGCCGGAGCTTTGGGGGACGCTCACGCCGGACGAGCTGGAGGCGGCCCAGCTCCAGCGCCTGTTGCAGCAGCGTGAGCGGCAGGCGTCGCAAAGGCCAGTGAGGGTGGGGGGCTGATGAGCGAGTTCGTGACAAAAGACTCCGGCCTGCGCGAAGACTTCGCGACGGGCGCCAGGAGGGACGTGCAGGATGGCAAGCCGCGCTACGAGCTGCTGCCCGTAGACGCGCTGAAGCGCCTGGCCGAGCTGTACGCCAGGGGGGCGGAGAAGTACGGCGAGCATAACTGGGAGCGGGGCATCCCGTTCATGCGGGTCATGGCCAGCCTCCTCCGCCACGCCTTCCAGTACCTGGAGGGCGACCGGGTCGAAGACCACATGGCGGCGGTGGCGTGGAACGCCTTCGCGATCATGACCTACGAGGAGAGGATCAAACGTGGCCAGCTGCCGCCCGAGCTGGACGACAGGGGGGTGACCGTGCTGGATGACATCGATCTCCTGCGCATGGCCTACCGCATGGCCCAGAAGTCGCCCGACACCAGCACCCAGAACGGGGCGGTGCTGGTGGGGGCCAATAGCGGCATCATCGGGCTGGGCTGTAACAGCTTCCCGCAAGGGGTGACGACGAGCGACGAGCGGTGGAAGCGGCCGCTCAAGTACAGCTACGTCGAGCACGCCGAGCGGAAGGTGATCTACCAAGCCGCGCGCGCCGGCCACCCGACACACGGGGCCACGCTGTACGTCGCCTGGTACGCCTGCGCCGACTGCGCCAGGGCGATCATCGAGGCGGGCGTCAAGGAGGTGGTGGGCCACGACCACCCCCTGCACGCGTCCCGCGACGACTGGGCCGCGAGCGTGGCGCTGGGCCGCCACATGCTGAACGAGGCCGGCGTCAAGCAGCGCCTGATAAAGGCCGAGCTGGGCGAGGAGTTCCTGTTCAACGGGGAGCTGGTGAAGGCATGAGCGACGAGATGCCGGCCGTCAGGCCGCACACGTTCTGGCGGGACGCGGGCGGGCGGTACGAAGTGCTGCTCCTCGCCCGCGATGACTATCTGGGCGAGGAGCAGGTGGTGTACCGGGACGTTCCTGGGACTAACAAAGCGAGGGTCAAGCGGCTGGAGGACTTCCTGTCCGAGTGCCGCCCGGAACGATGAGGCACGGCACATGGGCGAACTCCGAGCCGCCCTTAAATTGGCCCAGCTCGAACGGCCGGGCCGGGCCGTTGTCGTCGATCCATAGCCCGGCGAGCGGGCCGGGCCACTCGATCGGCTGGCCGCACAGGCGGCACAGCCGGGCGGCGCGCGCCGCCTCAACGTCTTGCGTAAGCATCAGGCACCTCCTGGTTGGAGAGGGATGGCGTCTGTCACTACGCTGACATTGTATCACAATTCAGGAGTAATTCTGAATCGAATTCCGCAAGCTCGAACGTAGCAGCATGCGGTTCTCATACCCGTTCAGATCTCCACGACGTCGATGTCCAGCAGCACCTTCATCAGCTTTTTCTTCAGCTTGTACACCGGCGTCTTGAACCCCTTGGCGTCGGCCACCACCGTCACCTTCAGCTCCTTGTCCCAGTAGACGAAGTCGGCGATGTACCTGGTGACGACCTTCTTCTTGACGACCAGGTTGTAGGTGACCTGGGTCCGGATGTGCGAGATCCGGCCCGCCCGCTCCAGGAGGCGGAGCGCCTGGTAGGCGGCCGCCTCCCGCTTGCTGGCGAAGGTGATCCCGTCCACGACCGTCTTCACGTTCCTGTACTTACTCGCCATCACCCCTCCCTGGGCACGTGGCGCAAGGCGGAGGAGAGGATGGCCTTCGCCTTGGCCCTCTCCTCCGGGCTTGGCGCCTGCGCCCTCATCTCCGCCACGCGCTCGTGCGCCTTGTGGTGCCGCGCCTCCGTCTTCTCGGCCGGCGGCGCGAGCGGCACGTCGTCCCACCGCCCCTGGTTGAGCCATGTGGCCGGGTGGGGTATGAATTTACCCTGCTCCTTCAGCCACTCCGCCGAGCGCTTCTGGGCGTCCAGGGCGCTCAGGATCTTCACGACCAGCAGCTTGCCAGGCCGCAACCTCTTCCAGCTCTTCAGCGCGTCCAGCTTGCCCTTCTTGTTGGGGTACGCCGCCCAGAAGCACTCGAAGTCCTCCCCGCCCTGGACCTCCTCCAGCTGCGCGGCCGCCCTCCTGGCGTTGGCGGGCGGCGGGTTGTGCTCGTGGAAGTTGGGCAAGAGCAGCCCGCCCTCCACCTCGCGCAGCCAGCCGGCGTGCCGCATGGCCGCCCCGAAGCACGGGAGGCCGGCCATGCGGTCCACGTCGGGGAGGCTGGCGCCGGCCAGCAGCCCGCCCGGGGCGATCGACCGGGCCACCGACCACACCACCATCAGCGCCCCGATCACCGCCCTCGCCGTGAGGTTGGGCGACAGGGCGCCGGCGATCACTTCCGGGGCGTGAGGGGCGGCCCACCTGACGAAGCGTGGCTGGGCCAGCAGGTAGCGCACCATCGCCTGCGTCCGGGGCGCGCTGAGCAGCCGCGCTCGCATCTCGATGATGTCGGCAGCCAACCTCGCCTCCCGTCACGGGCGCCCCCGGTAGACGTTGATATCGAACTGCTCCCGCCAGTCCTCGCCGTAGGCGGCCATCATCGACGCGACGATGGCGTCGCCGATCTGGTCCTCCGCGCTGACCCAGGCGTCCAGGATGCTGGTCCCGACGGGCATCAGCGCGAAGCGCTGCTTCTCCGCGTCGATCTCCAGGGCGCAGACGACCGTCGCCTCGACCCAGTCGAGGTTGCCGCCGTAGACGGGCACCTTGAACTCCACCGTGTCCGGCAAGGCGCTATCGACGACAGACTCGCCCTGCTGGTTCACGCGGAACTTGAGGCGCCTGAGCGCCTCGACCAGCACCTTCGGCGAGAAGGTGCCGGCCAGGTCCACACGCAGCCACCGGATCAGCGTGGCCTGGTCGGCCCACGCCGGCCCCTTGCCCGCCCAGCTGTTGAGCAGGGAGAACTGGGGGCCGGCGCGAAGCTCGATCTCGGCGATGTCACGCCGCGTGCTGTCGTCCAGGAGGGCGACGACGCCGACAGGGGAGTACCAGATCGACACGGCCGCCTCGTCGTCGAGGGCCTTCGTCAGGGCGACCAGGCTTTCGATGTCCGACGGCTTGTGGTTGCGGGGCGGCGGCTCAGCCTTGACCCGCGTCAGCTTGTCGCCGTGATGGAGCCAGTAGAGGTGATCCGGCTCCGGCTGGGGGCGGATGATGTTGGGCCGAGATGCGTCACGGCCCAGCCCGAACAGGTACTCGATCGCTTCCTTCAACATTGTGTGGGCACCCCTGAAGTTGTTGATGTGGCGTGCTCCGGTGAACGCCGCGTCGATGCCGGCGGCTCGTGCAGCCGCCGTACGGCCAGGCGCACTCGGCCTGGCCGCTCAGTTTAAGCGGAAGTTCTGCTGCGCGGCCGTCGTCACCCCGTGCGGAGGCAGGCCGCGCTTTTGGTGGCTCAAGGTCAGCTTCATCCCGCCGCCCTCGTCGCGCGAGACGGCGGCCACCAGTTTAACCTCGCACGGGCCGTCCGCCCCCATGACCTGACCCACCGCGTCGTGCAAAGCGCCGGCGAAGCGGGCGCAGGCTTCGCTCAGCGCGGCAGACGTCGTGATCTTTTCGCTCATCGCGTCACCCCTTTGATTGGCTTTCTCTCTTGCAGCAAGGTCTCGACGGGCGACAGCGCCGACTTTGGCACGAACCAGGCGTACCCCTTGCCGCCGTAGTTCCGGCGCCACTCCGGACGCCGGGCGTCCTGCCCCACGATCCAGCCCCAGATTCGGAAGAGGGGCAGCAGCTGCTTCATGGCCTCGCGCTCATTGCGCCTGGCCACGTTGGCCGGGTTCGTCGCCAGGTACTCGCTGGTGACGAGGACGTACACCCCGTCGGCCGAGTCGGTGTCCCTGACGATCAGGTCGTGGTCGTGGCTGTAGCGTGTGCGGACGTGGTACTCCCCAACGTCCGTCGCGCCGTAGCGGCTGGCGCCAAGGTGCCAGTGCAGCCCCAGCGCCTTGGACACCGCCAGCTCGCCGAGCGCCCCCCCCAGGTGCAAGTCGTAGCCGTAGCCGACGTGCCCGAGCCTGTTGTTGAGCCGCTTGGCGACGGCCATGTGCTGCCGCGTGGCGCCGACGAAGGCGCCGACGGCGACCTCCTGCTCGTCCAGCAGCACCTCGATCATCACGCGCCCCCCTGCTCGTCGCTCTCGGCCGGCTGGTAGTCCTCCGCGTCGCCGCCGGGCGTCCCGTCCAGCAGCAACGGCGCCGCCTGCGCCTCGATCGCCCCGGCCACCTCGACCGTCCTGGCGCCGGCGAATCGCAGCCGGTGCTCTTCGGCCTCGTCCAGGGAGGCCACGCGCTGGGCTTCGGGGCACAGCGACAGCCGGCGGCACAGGCGGCGGACGACCGTCTTCTGAGCCATCTCGTCGAAGGCGGTGGCCCAGGGGCTGTACTCGCCGGCCTGGCTGTACTTGGCCCGGTGCGCGTCCACCTCCTCCCTAGTCATGTACTCGAAGTCGTCGCCGCCGCCCCTGTACTGCACGGCCGCGTAGTAGCCGACCGCCTTGCCCCTCTCCCCCTTGGCCGGCCGGTGCGTGATGCGGTTGGCCGTGCCAAACTCTATGTCAAACTCGTCGTGCTCGTAAACGGTTCTCACCGGGAACGTGCCGATGTTGCCCGACTGGAACGCCAGCTTCACAAGCCCCTTCCAGCCCGGCTGGAAGGCGGCCACCTTCGCCCGCACGCGCTTGTCGTAGCGTGGCACCAGGAACGCGTGCCCCAGGCCGCCCGTCAGCTCCAGGCCAAGCTCGGCCGCCTGCATCAGGCCCGACAGCACGGACATCGGCGTGCAGTCCAGGAGGCCGGGGTTTTGCTGCACGAGCGTCAGCGTCTGCCGCACGAGGCGCCGCGCGTCCAGGCCGGCCGGCAGCGCCTTGGACACCTCCGCCAGCACGGACGGGTTGTCGAGGAACGATCGCAGCGCCTTGACCCGCTCGGACTTCTCGATCGCGGTCGTCATCAGATCACCTCTTTACACAGGAACCTTCTCTGCCCCGAGCGTGTCGCCCGGCGGCTGATCACGGCCACCCCCACGCGGGCCGTCTCGGCCTCGCCCATCGCGTGGATGAGCCTGGCCTGGCACTCGTCGCGCAGCCGCTTCAGGCGGCTTATCTCCCCGCCGTAGTCCAGGTAGCCGCGCACGTCGGCCAGGGACTCCTCGCCCAGGCTCACCTCCCGGCCGCCCTCCACCTTGTGCAGCCGGTGCATCAGGTCCAGCGTGCCGGCGTGCTGCCAGGTCGGCTCCGGCGGCTCGCGCCGCTCGACCTTCGCCCAGAAGTCGGCCAGCACGGTGGTGAGGTTGGAGATCAGCCGCTCGTCGCGCTCGACCTCGTACACTTGAAGCTCCTGCCCGCCGATCAGCACGGCCACGTCGGCCAGGCGCACGCCCGTCACGGCCAGCTGGTGCTGCACCTGGACGAGGTACTGCGCGGGGATGTCGTCCGTGCCCGGCGCGCCCCACTCGTCGCCGAACCGCGACGTCTTGATCTCCAGCAGCCGCCCCTGGCCGTTGACTTCCGTCAGGCGGTCGAGCGACGCGAACATCCAGGGTATGTGCGGGTGCCACTCCATCGGCCGCGCCGGCCTGTACACCGGCCGGCCCGTCTCCTCCTGGTAGGCCAGCGCCACCACGTCCTCCAGCCGCCGGCCCCATCGCTTCGGCCCGGAGTCGCAGTCTGCCAGCTGGCCCAGCTTGTCGAGGTAGACGTGTAGAGGCGTCCGCCACGCGCTCAGGTTGCAGACGGCCGCCGCGTCGCTGCTGCCCAGCCCCTTGCGCCGGTGGGCCAGCCATTGCTCACGGTTCACTTTCCACCACCTTCCGCACTTGTTGACGGGATTTCGCCTGCTCGACCCAGTACGCCTTGCGGACCTCTTTGACGGCCCGCTTGAGGCACATCTTCGCGGCGAAGTCGGTGAGGCCCACCGCGTCGATCAGGAGGTAGAACTCGGCCCGGTCCATGCCCGCGACCAGGGCTTCAGCCAGGGCCTCCAAGGACGGCTCGTCCGCCTGCTCCTGGGCGCTCCAAGCCAGTCTTGACACGGGCCGCTCGGCCCAGCGCATGAGCACCTCCAGGGCCTCATCTGCACTCATGCCCCGCCCCAACTTTCGCGCAGGCGGCGCAGAACCAGCCGCCCTGTTCGTGGTCATAGATCACCTCCAAGGCTTCCTCGAACGGGCACGCGGCGTGATCAATTGTCGCGCCGCAACGAACGCAGTCGTGAAGGTAGTCGTGTCCGAGACGGTCCGGGCTGAAAAATTCGAGCGGCAGGCCGCGCTGGGCCTGCTGGGCGTACCGCCTGACGGCCCGCCACTTGAGCCTCGCGTACGCGTCCGTCTGGTACTCTTGGTGGTGCCTCCTCAAACGCCACCCGCCAGTCGGGCCAAGCGGATCACAGCCACGTTGCCGCCGCCTACGGCGCAAACGCGGTACAGGCCGCCACCGATCGAGTGCGCGGCGGCGGCCGCCTGGGGGAACGTCTCGTACCGCCCGAGCAGGCGGTAGCCTGAGACGGCGCCGCCCCTCCGCATGGCGCCCCATAACTCGAACCTGGCTGTCGCGTTGGGGCGGCCTGACAAGGCTGAACTCCGTGACGTGTGCTCCGAGCGGTCCACGCCCATATCATAGCACCTGTAGATGTGTGAGTTGTGTTTTGATTTCCGTCAAATTGACAATGCACTTATCGTCACAGCAATACGATTATGAGTACAGTGTCATTGGGCCGCCGCCGGTCGCAGCCTTGTGGCTGGGACTTCTCGCGGGCCTCGACCACCTCGCCCCACTTCAAGTGCAACTCGACCTTGCCCCGGCAGGGTCGCCCAGCTCGTGCTCGCCGGCGCGATCGTGAGGACGGAGGGGGGCGGCCGGGGGA